CGGCAGTTATCTGTTCGACCCCAAAACAGGCGAACTCCGACTGATCGAATCACCCTCCGCTCCTACTGAAAATGGCACTGACGCGCAAGAAATTTCTGATCGCAAAGATCGAGTCAACGTACGGGACGGATCCAAGCCCAGTCGGCGGAGCTGATGCCGTTCAAGTCACCAATGTTGAAGTGACCCCTATTGAGTCTGACAACGTTCAGGCTGCAGCGTATCAGGGCTTTATTGGTAACAGCACTCGTGGCACTTTGGTCGCAAACAAGCGTGTTGCCATCACTTTTGATGTTGAGCTAGGTGGTTCTGGTGCTGCTGGTACGGCCCCTGCCTTTGGCCCCTTGCTTAAATCTTGCGGACTGTCAGAGACCATTGTTGGTTCTACTAGCGTTACATACGCAGGTGTGAGCAGCAGCTTTGATTCTGCAACGATCTACTGCTTCTACGATGGCACCCGCCACAAGATCACTGGTTGTCGCGGAACAGTTGGTTTCAATTTGACAGCAGGCCAATTCCCTGTTGCCAGTTTCCAGATGATTGGCATCTACAACGCACCTGACGACACCGCTCTTTCAGGCAGCTTTACTGTTGCTAATCAAGCTGCAGCTCTTGAGGTGAATGACACCAACGTCACCACTGCAACCTTCCACGGTGAAACCAGTGTTCGCCTAGAAAGTTTGGACTTGTCCTTGAACAATGAGTTCACTTACAAGGAAACTGCAAGCTCCAAGGAAGTGTTTATTACCAATCGCGCTCCTGGCGGTACTGCGGTGATTGAAGCACCTGCTGTTGGTACGACTGATTACTTTGCTAAGGCTACGGCGGTCACGACTGCAAGCAGCAGCTTTGTAATTGGTGCTAGTGCTGGCAACATTGCTACTTTCACGATGGCGCAAACCGACATCACGGGAGTAAGCTACGGCGACACCAACGGAGTAGTTTCGTTGTCCATGCCGTATTTGGCTTTGCCAACGACTGCAGGTAACGACGAGTTCGCTCTGGCCTTTACTTGATCCAAGGTCTTTACTGAATCCAATGGCTTTTGTCCTCAAAAAGGTTTCTTCTTATAAGTGGCCTGTCACTGTCGAAGTTCCTATCGATGGTGGCAAGTTTAAGAAAGAGACTTTTACGGCAATTTTTAAAAAGATGAGCCGCTCATCCTTCAATGATTTAATTGATCAAGGCGACGATGCTTTGGTTGGTGAAATCATTGAGGGTTGGGAGGGGATCAAAGATGAGCTTGGGGATGAGGTGGAATACAGCGAATCAACCAAGGTTGAATTGTTTGATGATCCGTATGTCTTGCGTGCTGTGATCACGGCATACACTGACAGCTTGACTGGAGCACAAGCAAAAAACTAGAAGAGGCCGCTGAGTATTGGGCGAAAGGCGGCATTGTCGATGAACGTGAGGCTGATCTGAAAGCTCTTGGCGCTAGTGAAGAGCAGATTGCACAAGCGCGTTTGGAAGCTGTTGAGCAGCACTGTGAAGTGTGGGAAGAGAATTGGGACGTTGTGATGATGTTCCTAAGGATGCAGACGCAGTGGAATGTCAGTATGGCTGGATTGACAGGACTGAACTACTCATCACTTGATTACCTCAGTAGACTGTATTCAGTGAAGGATCCTGTCTCTCTGTTTGAGGGGATACAGGTGATGGAAGTCACGGCTCTGACCTGTCTTAACAAAAGGAAAACCTGATGGCTGCTGTCACCACTGAACTGAAGGTTTTAGTCAAAGCCGTTGGCAAAGGTGAGCTGAAGGAGCTTGAGGCTTCGTTAAATAAGCTTGCTGTTACGGCAAGAACAAAGGTTGATGTCAATTTTAAAAAGGTCAGCTCTGAATTAAAAAATATTCAAAGCACTTCTACACGAAGCATTAAGAACCTAAGAGATTACAGAAATGCATGGCGTGATATTGCAGCTCAACTTGATATCAGCAGCAAGGAATTTAAAGAAGCAACAGCAGAAGCAGCAAAGCTTGATGCGCAGCTAGCAAAAGCAGAAAAGCGTAAACCTGCGGGTGGTGGTCGCTTTGCAAGTGCAGCAAAAGGTGTTGGGGCCATTGCGGGAGCTGGGGTTTTTGGTGGACCTGAGGGTGCTCTTGGCGCGGCTATTGGCCTTGGGGTTGGTGGCCCTGGGGCTGCGATTGTTGGTGGGGCTATTGGTGCGCAAGTAGGTCAATTTAGAAAAGCCCTTGGAGCAGTTGCTGAATACGGCGCTGAGATATCAAAACTGCGAATTGCTCTTAGAGGCGTTAGCAGCACTCAGCTTGACTATGAAAAATCTTTAAGGCTTATTCAACAGGCAACTGAAGACTTTGCTATCCCACAAAGCATTCTTACGAAGCAGTTCACAAGGCTTCAAGCTTCGGTTCAAGGTGCTGGCGGATCAGTACAAGACACTAAGACTGCTTTTAACGGCATTGTTGCTGCCGTCCGTGCTACTGGCGGTTCACTGCAAGATGTTGATTCTGCTTTAACCGCAACCGCGCAGGTATTCAGTAAGGGCAAGGTTTCCGCTGAAGAATTGCGTCAACAAATTGGAGAAAGGCTCCCAGGTGCGTTCACGCTGTTTGCTGAATCAATAGGTAAAACACCTCAAGAGCTTGATAAGGCGCTTGAAGATGGAAAAGTAAGCCTGCAAGATTTCTTGACTTTCTCTGAGTCACTTTTTGAGAGATTTGGAGAAACTGCTCAAATCATTGCGGACGGCCCTGAAGGCGCAGGAGACAGGCTAGTCGTTGCGATGGAAAAACTAAACGAACAAATGTCTCCTGAATTAGCAAATCTTGGAGCGCAGTTTCAAGGTTTTGCGGAAGAAGCGATTAAGGCTTTGAGTTCTGTATTCACTTTCTTGGGCGAACTTGGCCAAGCCATTGAAGAGAAGGTCAACGGAAAGCTTATAGACAATCAAAGGAAAGCTCTTGCGGCAGCGCAACAAACTCTTGTTAGAACAGATTTAACGCCTTTACAGGAAGGTTTTGCAAGAAGTCAAATCGCAAAGCTCGCGCCTATTGTTGAGGCGTATGATTTTATTGGGCCGCAAGCAACAGCTCCTTCTGGAATTGGCAGTGGGCTTCAAGATTCGGCCACGACAAGAAAAACTGGCGGTGGTGGTGGTGGTGGAAGAGGTCGAGCGCCAATGGGGCAAGCCGAATTTGCCCTTCGTCAACGGATTAATGAAGCACGCGCTCAAGAACTTGACTACGCACGAGCAATTGCTGAATTTGACTTAAAAGTTTTTGAAATTAATACAAAGCTTGTTAACGATCCTTTAAAGCAGCTTGATGCGTTTAGAAAAGCTGAGATTGTGCTAGACGAGCAAATATTAAAAATTGACGAGCGAAGAGTTAAAGAAGCTGAAAAGTTGGACGAGGCGAAAGTAAATGCGCTTAGGAATGCTTTTAAAGAAGCGCAAGCAATAGACAAATTGATTCCTAAGACAACTGAGCTTCAAAAGCTTTGGGAAAGCGTTGGCGACACGATTGCTTCCAGTGTTGGTGGCGCTCTTGAAGACGTGCTGTTTAACGCCAAATCACTTCAAGAATCTCTTGCTGGAATCTTTAAATCGCTTGCCAGCACGCTGCTTCAGTTTGGCACTAAAAGTTTATTTAGCGCGTTTGGCTTTGCCGATGGTGGGATCATGAGTCAAAGCGGCCCTATGGATCTCAAGCGCTATGCACGTGGTGGAGTGGCTAACAGCCCGCAGCTTGCAATGTTTGGCGAGGGGTCAACGCCTGAAGCCTATGTACCGCTTCCTGATGGACGTAGCATCCCGGTTACAATGAGGGGAGCTGGTTCCGGCGTCAACGTGGGTGCTATCAATATTACTGTTGAGAACACAGGGGATGATTTAACTCCTGCGGCACAAAAAGTACTTGCCGGTCAAGTGCAAGGCATTGTATTATCGACCTTAGCCAATGAGCGTCGCAGCGGAGGAATGCTCTGATGACTTACATGGCATTTAATGATATCAAGCTCGACTTGGTAACAACATCACGCCGCACTCAAAGAGTTCAAAGAGCGCAGTTTGGAGATGGCTATTCTCAAATTCTTACAGATGGTTTGAATTCGGAAGGAGAGAGTTGGAATTGCACCACAATTGCGCTGACAAATGAAGAAATTTTTTCTTTAGAAAGTTATTTTTTAGCTCAACGTGGACAAGCCATTCCGTGGAATTCTCCGTTCGATACAAAGACTTTTTCTAGACCGTTTGA